TGGGTTCAGGCAGTGCAAAAGCACCGGGGGTTAAATCAATATCACTCATCTGATTCTTCAACTTTCTGCGCAAGGTCAAGTAGATAACGCTCTGCGAGGGCTAGACCCTGAATAATCCCGCAAAGTTTTTGATACTCTTCAAAAGTACGGCACGAACCGCCAGCCAAGTCATCGGCATAGTTGTTCATGTCAGTGCGTATTTTTTCACGTAATACGCGTACGAAGTCTTGAATCATGATTTGGGCTCACGTTGTTTGCTATTTGAGAGCGCAGCAGTACGCGCTTGTAACTCCATCTGGGCTTTACTCTTTGCGATGTCGGAACCCATCTGGATACCGGCACGTTCTTGTTCAAACTGCTGCTTGAATTCGCTTTCTTTGATTTGCGCACCTGTGCGAAGAGCTTCCAACTCCAGTTTGCCGCTGACTTCTTGCTCTTTCAGAGCCTGTGCGTCGGCCTTGGCAGCAGCGTCCATCATGATCTTTTGTTTCTTCAACTCGAGCTCTTGGCCTTTGAGTTGGAGTTCCTGCATCTGCAACTGCATGACTGGGTCTTGCATCTGTTGCTGTGCCTGCATCTGTGCAGCCTTGGCTTGGTTCTGCATCAACACCTGTTGCGCGGCTTGAGCCATCATGCCGGACAACGCGATCTCCACCTGTGGTGGCAACTTCTCGTCTTCGGGAGGCAGGGGCATACCCAACTGCTGCTCGATCTGCTGGCGCATCTGGTAACCAACGTGCTCTGCAATGTGCGCAGTGATTGCACCCATGATCTTGGGGGCCTGTGGGTTCTGACCAATGAACTGCTGCATCATCGGGTCTTGGAGCAACATCATGTGCACTTGGATATGCGAGGCATGATCTTGGTGTAAGAACGCTTTAAGTGGCTTACCCTTAAGCGCATTCTGGTTCTCTTGCACTGGGTCAATTGGCTTCTGATCGTCCTCAATTGGCACAAGCTTCTCTGCGTTCTTGATACCTAAAACGTTCAACATACCGCGGTGAAGTTCGGGCAAGTTGTAGATGTCCGGAGCCATCTGCGCCATTTGAATAACGGCTTGATACTGGATAACGCGCTGAGACATGGTCGCAGCGTTGGGGTCTGACACGGGGATAACATCCACCAAGTCATAGTCGGCTTTCTTAGCTTTGCGAGTGCCGTACTCAGGTGTGTATGTGTAATCAGCGTCGGTGTAGTCGCGGATGATGTTCTTCAAGAGTTTGAACTCTTGCTTCAGGGCAAAGTGCACACGAGCCTGCACCGCAGTCATTACCTTTAACTGGCGCTCTAGTAGCGCCAGCGTTGTGCCAACGGGAGCCTGCGCAGACATATCCGACACCTTCATGTCAGCAGTCGCGGCAAAACGGCGACCTTCATCAACGATGGTCTGCATCAAGTTAAACAGCGTAGCGCTTGGCTCCTTGTACGGAAGCGGCAAGATGTTGTCACGGATCGTACCCGAGCCAACGTCTACGTCACGGAACTCTCCGGGTGCGATTGGTGTGTCGTCGCCTTTGATTCGCAATCCGCGTGTCTTGAGTCCGCCGGGTAAGTTGGCAAGAGTTCCTGCATCGACAAGCTGGCGCATGAGGGATGTAGCGGATTTAGCAAAGCCTCCGATAAGGTGGAAAAGCCCGAAGCCGTAAGCTCCAAAACCCGGAATATATTGGTAGTGAACGAAGTGCTGGCGCTTGAGTCTGAGGTCATCTTCTTCCTTCCAGTTGCGGCGGATTGACAGGATGTCGTTAGAGCCTTTAATCAACGTGACAACGTACGGCAACATGATGCCGGTCTCGTCACCCGCGTCGTCTTTATCTTCGTAACCTTCAAGGTTTAAATCAACGTGGCACTCATACAGCGTGTAGCGGTCGTCGTTTAAGTCACTAAAGCCAGTCTCTTTATCTTTGGCTTTCTGAATGTCGGTTAACTCTTTGGGGGCGTCAGCCAAGTCAATGTCAAGGTAGAAGCCAACTTGCTGAAGCTTGATAATCTCATTCTTGGTCTTGCGCATGACGTGCGTGATGCGGTAACAAGTATCCAAGTCCGTTGTACCGTATGGCAGATACATATCTTCCGCAGGAATAAACATAGATACTTGACGTCCCAAATTGGGATCGTAGTACACCTTCTTAAACGCTGAGCCTGTGGCTGGCAGTGACCAAAGCATGCGCTCGTGTTCAGCGCGGTACTCTGTCATGACCTCCGTCAACTCGTAGTTCATGTCATCTTCAACGTTAGACGCAACTTCTTTCATCTCTGGCGTTTCTTTGCCGATGAGTTTGCTGCGCACAGGCCCTTGGGCTGGGAACGTCTCAGTGATTGTCTCAGCTTGGAAGCGCACAACTGCTTCTGTAATCATGGGGTGGAACACACCACACGCGCCGTTCCATGGTTCTGTGCGTTCTTCGATCTGCAAGCCCAAGAGCTTCAGACCATCAACGTACGTCTTCTCCCAATCCTTGCGGCCATTCTTATCGTTATCAATGTCAGACACCAAGTCCCCAGCCAGCGACTGCAAGGCACCACTTTTTATATACTCGGCCAAGTTGTCGTCAAAGCCTTCTTCGCCGTCATCTTCTCCGGGCGTAAGCGTGATCTCGATGCCGTCCATGCCAATAGTGACTTCTTCGGGATCAACAATCTCAATCTCAAGTGGGGATTCCTGCTCGCCCAGCGCGTCAATGCCCATTGGTTGTTGGTACAGCGCTTTGTCGATATTGGTAGCCATGTCAGAATTTCTTTCTCAAAGTTGCACGGTTTGTGCTGGGGTCGTATTTAAAGGCCGACGGTTTCTTACCTGTGCGTAGGCTTGCTCTGTCAAGAGCGCGTTCTTCAGCCGTCATAGCATCGCGCTTTTTACCGGCTTCTGTCAAATTACCTTGTGCGTCCACATGCCCACGCTGGCGCAGTACATCCAAAGCTCCGTCACGCGATCCCATCTGCGCGGCCAATCGGTCGATCAGTTGATTCTTGCCCATGAACTTCTGTGTAGCCATCAGTAGTATTCGTGTTTCCTGCGGTGAAAGAGCGCAAGGTCATCTTTCTCGTCCGTGTCTAAAGCAATAAAGCCGCCTTGCCTGAAGCGTAGCAGCGCCTGTGTTGTCGTGTCCACGTAGTCGTCGTGCTCCCCAACTGGGAACGCGGCCAACTCTTCAATCACTTCCCGTGCCCAGCGTGTGTCAGGTGCCCAGACTTTACCACTGCTGAATAAATCCGCAACAGCGTTGACACGCACCATCTTGTCATTGCCCCTTGATGGGCTGAACTCCTGCACAGGTATGCCCAACGCCCGCAGTTCCTGAATCAACGGCCCCCCAGATGCCTTTTTCTCCACAATGAACGCATCCGGTTCCCACTCTTTGTATTGCTTAAGCGCCACCACCTTAAGTTCAGGAAAAGCCATACGATCTTTAAACGCATCCAGTAGGATAAGCTGGGGGGAGTCATTTTCTTCCTCGTTGTAGAAAATGCCCCACGTTGTACACGCAGAGTAGTCGGATGTATTCTTGGTCTCAAACGCCGTGTCCCACGACTGAATGATGTATTCACACCTTGGTGGGTCATCAGGCTCCCAAATACGCCACATTTTGCGTGAAACGATGGCAGAGTTCTCAGATGTGGGCTGCTGCATGTACTGCGCGTTCCAATAACGCGGATCAATCGACGCTTTTGTAGCTTTTAAGCTATCAAGTGGCCACTGCTCGGGCCAAAGTGACTTCTCGTTGTCCTCGTCCTCGTTCAAAATAGCTGGAAGCTCCACAATCTCCCACGGAATTGACTCAGGATTCTTTGATTGATAGTCAATTAAGCGCCCAGTCAGGTCTAACAGCGACCAACGCGTCATCACAATGATGATTGCACCACCCGGCATCAGACGTTGGAGCGGCCCCGTCTGAAACCACGACCATGCGGTATCAAAAGCCAGCCTTGAATTGATTTTAACGTCCTGCTCGGAATGAGGATCGTCAATAACAAACAGATCAGCACCACGACCAGCAAGAGCGCCCCCGACACCAGCAGCATAATACTGACCGCCAGCGCTTGTAGACCATTTACCGGCAGCTTTCTGATCGTCTGCCACCAAGGTTTGCGGAAATACATCACGGTACTCCTCCGAATCAATCAAGTTACGTACGCGCCGACCGAAGTCTTCCGACAGACCCGCAGTGTGCGTGCCCATGATGATTTTCTTGTTGGGATACTTGCCAAGGAAGTACGCGGGAAACAAGTAAGAGGAGAACTCAGACTTACCCATACGCGGCGCGATGTTGATAATCACCCTCTTCTTCTTGCCCTCAACCACATCTGTAAATATCTTAGCCAGCTTCCTGTGGTGTGGGCCAATCTTAAAGCCGGGATACACCGCAGTGGCAAACCCAAGCATGTTTGTTTTAGCCACTGTAAGACTGGCGCGTCGTTCGCGGACTTCTATATCGCCCAGCAATTCAATCTTGTCACTCAGCGACATGTAAGGCAGCGCCTTCTGGATGGCCTCAAGCTCCACTCTGCTGATAGAAGTGAACTGTTCAAAGTCCATCTGGCCCATCATTCTTCTCTTGTGGACTATCGTCTGGGCGCTCGGAAACGTCCACCACGTCTATCACTCCCATGAACTTGGCCAACTTATCTTTGATGCGCTGCTCAACTTCAGCATCCGACATCTCAATCTTCTTGACCTCAATCTGCTCAGTAAAGAGCCCGACTTCCGTGACCTTGCCTAGCGCAATCAAAGCTTTCAAGCGGATGTTGGCGTTGGGGGACTTCGTCTCTTCAACCAGTTTAGCTACCGTGTAGCCCCTGATTTCCTGCGCCATGTCTATAAACTGCCAGTCGTACGCAGCCAACATACCTGTTAGATGTCTTACTGCCGCTGGGGATTTAAGTTCTGCGAGGTTAGCTTTTTGTTCCGTGGTGGTGGCGTCGGTGGTCACGGCATTAAACGCTTTTCGCGCAGCCTGTGTCTGTTGTTGGTTAGCAACCACTTCGTCGTCATCCACGCCCATCTCTGCTAACCATTGCTCTGTAGCAACTTGCGCCGACAGAACATCACTGGGCGTCGCGTCGTCCAGTTTTTCAAAGCTTCCCCGAGTGGTGACCTCAGGTTCAAAATGCACCAAGTGATCTAACATGCGTAGGAATCCTTTTCAGTTGCTTCCTCGTTGGCGAGAGTGTA